GGGCCCAGCAAGACGGTACGGCTCGGGCCTTTCCCCTAGGTCAGAAACGGTGACGCGCCAACAGGATTTTGTCCTGATGCGTCCTCCCGCCTCGGTCAGCCGGCAGCCGCTCCGAAGAGCGATTGCAGCTGTTCGAGACCTTCGCCGGTGGGGCTCTCGTCCCCTTCGAGGGCACCGAACGCCTGCGTGACGTCGATGCTGTCGTCGAGGCGCTCACCGTCTTCAGCGAACTGAAGGCCGCGAAGGCCGAAGCTGACGCCGTGGTTTTTCCGCGGGATTTCATACCCGTAGACCGCGACCAGGGCGTACGCATAGCATCCCGGGTAGATTTTTGTGACGTCGGCCAGGGGGAGCCCGTCCCGCCCGACGCAGGGGATCAGTCGTTGGCTCGAAGGCCGGATAAACCGGGTCCCCTCGCCGAGGCCGTCCTTGTTGCGGTATTTCGGCAAGTTGCCGTCGAGCCAGGGGCTCTTGAACGCGCCGTTGTCGAGCCAAGGCATCTCGACTGCAGCGAACTCGTTGGGCCACCGGGACTTCGCGATGGACGCAATCGCGTTCGCGAGAGCGACCATGCGGTCTTTGTAGTTCTTGTCGGCCCGTGAACGGGCGTCGAAGATCAGCGTCGCGCCCGGCGTGGGTTCGCGATCGTCTTCGGTCTTGGGGCGCCGCTTGAACGCTTCGATCGCGCGGTCGAGCTGGCGTTGGTCCAGGATCGGGTAGGAAACCCGCACGAGAGGCGTGCGGAACACGGAAGCAGGAAGGTCGGCTTTGGGTTCGGTCATGGTAGCTCCGTTTAGCAGGGAAAAGAGGCGTCGTCACCTGGGATAGGTTTCAGCCCACTCCAGGATCGTAGGCCGCCGGTAGACGCCTCGGTGAAGTGCCAGCGGTAGGAGAATAGGGATACTGGGGATGAAGCTGTCGGGGTCAATATGGCAACCGTTGACCCCGAGCCGAATGATCGGTTCGTCGGTCATCGTCTTCGCCTTCCAGAAGGCCTCTTCGTTGACCATCTCGTAGCAGAACACGCGCGCTGACGTAGCGCCGCTAGGGTCCTTTGGCCAGTCAGTCCCCTGCATCGTGGCGAAATGGTGCCATTCGGCCGCCCAGGTCTGTACGCCAGTCTCCTCGGCGAACTCCCGCGCCATGGCGGCGGCGGGTGTCTCGTCGATCTGGATATGGCCGCCGATCCCGTTGAACTTGTTCAGTTGCCAGGCCGGGCGCCGCTTCTGGATGAAGAGGCCGTTGAGCCGGTTGTCATTGAACATAAATCCAAGAGCGTATTGGTTCGGCTGGTCAAGATTTCCTCCGCTGGCACCAGGTATCCGCGAGGCGGCCGCGATGCGCGCGGCGTTCTTCTCCATGTCCCTTATCTCCTGCATGGTCAAACTCCGGTGTTGGGGACGAAGCAATAGACGTAGGATTGGCTCTGTCCGCTGTAGCCGTTCTCGGGCCGCGAGAGAAAGATGACGCCGACGCCGGTTGGGTTTACGTCGTTCCAGTTCACCTTCTCAGGCGGTACGTCGTACCATTGTACGCCGACCCGGGCCCGAAATCCACCTTCTTTTGTCTCGCTCGGGTAATACTCGTCGACGTCGAAGGCGTCGGCTACGCCGCAGCACGAGGAGATGGGATTGTCCGGCTCATGAAGGGACCGATACCAGGACGCGAAGGGGTCGCTATCCTCGTGGCAGTGAGCGGCAGACAAGCCTAGGACAAGGCCCAAAAGCAGTCCCGCGGACCAAACAAAGAACCCTCTCATGGGTCGAGCCTCTCGAACATGGCGATATCGGCGAGCCCTTCCAGCGACGGCCGGACGTCTTCTTCGCGGGCCAACGTCGTACCGGTGCTCGGCGTCTCATATAGCCCAAAGGAGCCGATCTGGCTACAGATTTCTTTAGCCTCCTGCCCCCTGATTTTTCGGACGGCCAGCTCCACCTGGCGGGGTGACTTCAGCTTCGGCGCCTCCAGGAGGCTGTCATGGGGCATGCCGAAGGTGAACATCAAAGCGAGGAGGGTATCGTTCGGATCGTCGCTTGACCAACGACGCCGGCCCTTCTTGCCGACGATCTTCCATTTCGGGATTTTGACGCCGGCGTTCATCAAGCCGAAAGCGTACTCCCTCACCGCGCGCAACCACAGCATCATCTCGCTGGAGACGTCCAGCAGCTGGCTGATCTGGTCGGGGGATAGCCGCTGAGGGGGTAGAAGCTCAACCTTGCCGACCGGCATGACCGTCAGAGGATCGAACAGGATCATGGCGTTCTTCAGCGCGTGCTCGCGTAGCGTCTCGCACTCGTGGGAGGCGCGGCAGAATAGACAGTGGTCCCCGGCGACAAGGGGGGCGTCGGGCTCCAACGTCGCCCAGAGGGCCGGCAGGAGTTCCTTCTCCCCCCATTCGAGCAGCTGATCCATCGCCAGCGTCTGCCGGCGCACGGGGGTCTCTCCAGCGCCAAAGCCGCGGGGCTGGCAGATGATGACTTCGACGGTCTCGATGATCTCGTTGCTCAGTGCCTCGGAGGCGGCCAGCCCGAGTGCGTAGAAGCGCGTCTGCGGCTTGCCGTCGATCATGACGATGACACCGGCGCCGTACTTGAAGTCAATGACGGTCAGTTTGCGCGTGCGGCGGTTATAGCAGCCGAAGTCGCAGGTGCCGAACAAGGGCTTCGGGAAATCGGGGAATAGCTCATTGAGGGAGACGCGGGTCTCGATGAAGACAATCATGTCATCATTGAACCCGTACCCACTCTCCTCCTGGCATAGGTTCAGGTATAGTTGGACACCATCCACCATCTCTTCGTCGACGTGGATGCGGGTCTTCTTCACTACGTCGCCCTCGGGCCCGTAGGTGGGCACTTCGATGAAGCGACCGAGGTACTCGATCGCCTCTATCGTCTGGGTGAGGCACTCCGCGGCTACGGTATGCGCCGCGGTGCCTTCGATGGCGTATGGAGACGAGTTGTCGGGCAGCCCCCTGGAGCGGTTGAGCGAGCCCGGGCAGGCCATATATCGCTCGGCGCTCGATGCGCCGTGCTCCGCATGGGCTGGTTCACCGTTCCAGGGGGAAGCCATGACTTTTACGCCTTCAACGAAGCAATGTGCTTTTCGCCGGCGGCTACCAGGCGTGCGTATTCCGACGCCGGGATACCGGTCGGGTCTTCGAAGCCCTCCGATTTGAGCCAACGGGGAGCCTCGTGGGGGCCGAGCGCCTTGCCGATCTTGACGAAGGCGGCCGCGAAGTCCGATTTGGACATGGGGGGCAATTCGGACACTTCGGGCTCGGCCGGAGCGCCGAAGGCGGCGAGCAGGTCCGTGTCAGGCGAAGCCGACTGGCTGCTGGCCTCCGTGGTCGGGGTCTCGGTCGCGGGTGTCGTCTGAGGGTCCGTGGCCGCTTCTGGCGCGGCGACCCTCCCGTCGCGGATCATATTGGCTTGCTTGGTGACAACCGCGGTCAACTTGTCCGCGTCGTCCTTGGCCAGGCGGGAGAAGGACGCCATGTTGTGCGCCGCGAAGTTCTGAAGGTCTACGGAACAAGTGATCTTCTCCGCTTCGATGATCATCCGGCCGACCGCCATCTCCGAGTGCGTGAAGCCGGCGAGCTTCTCGCCGAGGTGGTTGTAGACGAAGATGTCCTTCGACTTCGTTGTGCGTTTCTTGGGCTCCGCGGCGGGTTCCGGTTCCGCTTCCGGCTCTGGGCTACGGGCGGTCGGGCCCTCGCCGGCGGCCTCAGCCATGCCGACGTTGGGCTTACCGGTGCCAGTGCCGGAGAGGGGCACGGGCGTATCTTCGGCCTCGATCTCGCTGTAGAGCTTGCCGCTGACCGCGGCGCGCGCAACGATGTTGAGGAAGTTCGAGGCGTTGACCAGATCGTTTTTGTCGCCAAGATCGGCGGTAACAGTAATGCGGGGCATGTGTTCCTCTCAGGTCGGGGTTGAAAAAGGGAGCCGCCTTCCAACGGCTCTGGGCGCACTTCGTTAGTCGGCGTCGCCTGCCGCCGGGTCCGCAGGTTTTTACCCACTCCCCGAATTCGGCATGAGTTGCTTGATCTGGCGCAGTTTCCGCCGAATGACCTGGGTGAATAGGTCATCGATGGTGCCCGCGATCGAGATGATCCGCGCCATCACGGGCGAACGATGGCCGTCGATCCGACGGCAGCGGTAGGCAGCCTGCTTGTTGTTGTCGGGAACCCAATCTACCTCAGCGAAGACGACCTGTCTACAGTTTTTTAGGCTGAGGTTCGTTCCACCGGTCAAAAGGTTGATGACGAGGACGCGCTTCTTGTCGTTGTTGAAGGCGTCGATCGCTTCCCACCTATCTTTGTCCGACGTCGCGCCGGTGATAGCCGCGGAGCCTAGAGCCCGGAGGCCGCGCGCGATCTCTCGGACGGTGTCCTGGTGGTAGGCGAAAACGACGCACTTCTCCATCTGCCCCGACTGAAGCTCCTCCCCCACAAGCTGGACGGTCGCCTCGACCTTGAGCATGCTCGTCAGCCGGCGGATCGTTGCGAGCTGCTCCTCCAGCTGGGTGTCTATGTCGCCGGCGTGGGCACTCGCAATGATCATCTTGAAGTAGGCGGCCAGATCGGGCCAATTCTCGATCGCCAGTTCGGTGGGGACGTTGCGGGGCTCCATCGGGTAGACGGAGAAATTCACGTCAGGCAGCCCGGCCACCTCTCCGGTACGGCGCAGCATGAACCGCTGCATGATGGGCCAGAAGCGCTCCGGGTTGCGGATGCCGATGACTTTGCCGGTGCCGAGCCCCGGCTGCAGAATGCAGAAATTGTCTGTCCACTCGCCGAGCGTCATCGGCTGCCCTGAGACAGGGTCTGTGATGGCGTAGGGCATCAACGCGCGTAGGTGCGGCCACATTTCCCGAGGATCGCCATTCGGGACCGGCGTCCCGCCCAGGAGCCATACACGTTCAAAGTGCTTCGCGATGCACTCGCTCTCCACCAGAGAGCAGTTTTGGCCGTAAAGCGCGCGAGCGCGCATCGTAGAGCCGTTTTTGACATACTGGGCCTCGTCTACGATCAGCAGGCCGCCATGGGGGTTCGCCTGCAGGAGTTTGCGGTGGCGCACCGCGGTCTCATACCCCCAGATGACCGCGCTATGCGGCGGCAGGACCGACGGCAACACTGGCGCCGAGCCGAAGGATCGGTAGACTTCGCGCTTGATGGACGAATTGGCCACCAGTTTGCGATACCAGTCTTCGACGGCGATCGCCGGGCACATTACTTCGATATGGGGGATGGCCAGATGGTCCGCGGCTACGCCGGCTTCCAGGCTCTTTCCGAGCCCCATCTCGTCGGCCAGGTAGCGGACAACGCCCTCACATAGCCAGGATACACCTTTGGCCTGGAATTCGTGGTCGTCGAAGCCGAGGCGCGCCATCTCTTCGTGGTAGAAGCGCTCGGCCCGAGACTTGCGAAGTGCGAGGGCGAAGTCGACCATCAGGCATCTCGCCAGAGCGCCCGGAGGAACACGGAGCACACCGCCAATTCCTCCACTGCTGCGACCCACATGCCGTGTAGGACACACAGGATCGTCAAAGGCAAGAAAACGGGCGCGAGCATCGCCACGGATAGGCTCTTCCGGAGAAAAGATATCATCGCGGGTGCGCGCAGTCGCAGGGGTACGTTTTGCCGCAGAACCAGCAGTTCTTGCCGTGCTCTCGCCGGTATGCGTTTGCGGCGCAAAGAAACACTAGGCCCCAAGCCGAAATGGGGAGGAGGATAGCGAGGGTAAGTAGGGTGGTCATCATATGGTCACCACGAGGTTGATGCCGGCCGCGAAGAGCCAGTAGAGACCATGGCGCCAATCGCCGGCGAGAAGGTAGGGCACGGAGGCCGCCGCCATCAAGCCGACGATCAGCAGGGGGAAGACGAGCTTCATTCGAACCGGTTATCCAGATAGGTTCCACCGGGGCCCCGCTTGCGATCCATAGCCTCCTCGGCTCGGGTCAGGTCGAACGTGAAGTCGGGGAAGCGCTCCTTGAATAGCTCAGCGCGCTTCAATGTCGCCTGCGGGTAGAGGGCTCCGGGCGTCACCGTGAAGGTCTTGTTCTGCAGGTCGTTGACGAAGGCGTCGGTGAAAGTCCACCCATGCACGGTATCCCACGCAACTTGGCAGACGCCGAAGTCGAACCGGCGGATCATCGCGGCGGGTCCGAGCTGGTCGAGACGGATGATCGCCTGGTATTTGGTGCCGCTCTTGTGCGTGAAGTCGTATAGCTCGCAGATCGTGTCGTCGCTCGCGGACCAACTGTCGGGGTCGACCTCCGGCGGAGCACCGCGGGACCGTAAGGTCCATGCTTCGAGAACATCATCGGGAAGCGCATGAAGGCCAAGCCAATCGCGGCTTAGGAACAGGTCTACGTCCTTCGGTTCGCGGCCGAGGAGCAAGTCACGCAGCGCGCCGCCACCGATAAAGGCGTGGGGGTTTTTGGCGCTGGCGGGGGGCTGTAGCGCTCGAAGAGTTTCACGCCACTCGAACGGGGGAACGGGGAAGCTGGCGCCGGCGGACGGGAATGCGAAGTTCATGTGTGCCCTTTCAGCAGCAGGTTGTGGGCGCCGGCGTACGCGATCAGCGCCGCCTCGGCGCGCCCGTGGTGGCCCTTGTTGGGCCAGAGCGCTCCCCCGAAGAGGAGCAGTTCAGACGCTTTGGCTCGGCTGGCCTCCTTGTCCTTGCCGAGCAGGTGAACCGCGCGCTTCCACGTCTGCGGCTCGACCATGGTGTAATCGATGTAGCAGGCGGCGAGGCCCATGACCAACATGCCGTTCGTAAAGCCGAATTCGTACATGCCGGCCTGTTTGCGTACGCGGCCGTCGGCGCCGGTGAACGGTATCTCGCGATTGCGCTCGACCCAGGCGTGGATAGGCTGTTTGGTGAGGTCGATCGTCTGGAGAATGCGAAGATAGGCATAGGGGTCCAGTTCACGCCTCTCCTGGCCTCCGACCATGACCGGTCGCGTCGGAATATCCCACACCTGCAGCTTGCCGTCTTCAGGGAGCCAGGCGATCGCCCCAGACTTGCCGCCGTCGATCCCGATCGAGTTCATTTCAGTCTCCAGACAGAGCCGTAATGGATGGCGGTCGCCACCAAGATATACAGGATCGCCAGGCCAGCTACCTCGGGATGCCGAAAGCTCTCCCATAGGTAGACCATGCCTACTCCGCCCAAGATAGAACTGACGCAGAACAGCATCGTCCGCATCGTCCGGAAGACGAACTCGGTGTAGGGGCCGAACATCAGCGGAGCTGGCTTCCGTCCGTGCTCTGGAACCGGGGGCGCCACTCGTGGCAGGTCCAGTGGTTCGGCGCCGGCGGGTAGGTGGCGTTCTTGGTGATGCCCCCCTGGAACCCTTGGGGGTTCAGCTGGAAGGTGTAGATCGGCGTAGCCGTAGGAGGCTTGCGGAGACAGAGGAGCTGCCCCTGGAACTCGGGCTCGATCACCCCTTGAAACTTGCAGTTTCCGCAGCGTTTGCCCGCCAGATCGGGGGCGATGATTGCGCCGGTATCCTTGATGTTCAGGTCCTGCTCAGCCATGGTCTACTCCTCGTGTCGAAGGGGGTCGGGCCAGTCGTTCAGGGTCACATGACCGTTGGTGATCTTTCGTATCTTGAACTGATTGCGGCGGCTTGGCAAGCGATATCCTTTGTTGGGCTTGCCCCTCTTGAGCTGAAGCCAACAAGCGGCGTAGCTTCGCGTCCTAATGCCGACCAGGCGACCAAACTCCGTGATCGTCATTCCGTTGAGGGCGAGCCAGGTATCGAGGATCATCGGGTATCCTTGAATGGTACGGAGGCCGCCCTTTGCATCGTGCGGCGCCGACAGGGGGGCATGCTCCATCTCCCTAAGAGCCTGCCGATCTTACCTCTGATTGTGACCGCGGGCAGCCTCCGGACTTCTAAGGTAGCGATTGAAGTTCGCCTGGTCAAGCAAAATTTTCTGTTGACGCCTTGGGGGTCCTCGGGTATGAGAGAGGCCATGACCTATTTCGAACCTGCCACCACCCCGACCACCCTGCGCGAGCTGTTCCGTCGGTTCACCGCCTCCCCTGAGGGGAAGCGTGCGACGATGAAGACGGATCAAGCGCGCACCCGGATGATGAAGCGCGCGCTCAAGCGGTGGCCGACCGTCACCCTCCAACAGATCGATACGCGAGGCTTTCGGGCGAACCTGTACGAATGGCGCGATACCTTCGTCGATCGGCCGGCCGAAGGGCAAAAGATGATCCGGACCCTTAGCGCCATCTTCAACTGGGCGGTCGACCGCGGCTGGCTCCGGGATAACCCGGCGGCCGCGATGAAGACGCTCTACAAGCCCATGCGGCGCGCGAACGATATCTGGACAGCTCCGGAGCTGGAAGCCCTCCTGGCGGCCGCGGAGAAGCCGCTGCGCGAGGTAATCCTGATCGCGCTATGGACCGGGCTGCGCGAAGGCGACGTGCTGTCCTTGACCGCGGAGATGTTCGAAGAGGGATGGTTAATCGTGCGGCCGGCCAAGACGAGGCACTCGTCTAACGTAACGCTCCATATGCCATACCACCTCCTGCCTCCTCTGCTCGACGTGGTGTGGCCGGTTCTGACGGTTCGGTGGAAGAAAGGCGAGCCCATCCTGCGGCGCGCCGACGGCAGCAGGTGGCATGAGCGCGACCTGCGCCGGCAGTTCGACCGCGCAAAAGAGGCAGCTGGCTTGGTAGACAGCCCCCTGCGCTTCCACGACCTGCGCGGGACGCTGATCACTCGGCTCTACGAGGCCGGCTGCACCGATGCGGAGGTGGGGGCCATATCCGGGCACGCCCTTGCGAAGGGCAATGCCAAGTCGTATGTGGCGCGAACTAGGCAGCTCGCGGAGAATGCCTTCACTAAGTTGGCCGCAATTCCGGCTTAGCGGGGAGGAGGGCCCGACCCCCTCCTAGGTCCAAGGCCGGATAAGGAAAAGGCCCGGAGGGGAGAACCCTTCGGGCCTTTTCTGACGGGCGGAGGTGGCTTACCTATTCGCCTACGAGATTGCCGGCTTTTGAGGCCTTATGTCTCGGCTGGGCTCGAACCAGCATCTCCTCCTATTGATTAGGCCGCCGGCGGCCCCGGCGACACGACGGCGCTGAGGCTGTCGTTGCTGGCCTTGAGGTCGACCAGCGCCTGGGACGCGGTGGCGGTGTCGACGCCCGCGGCGTCCACCTCGGCCTGCAGGGTGCTGACCTGGCTCTGGAGGGTCCTGACCTGGTCACCCAGCTTGGCGATCTCGGCGATGGCGGCCTGTCCGAGGTCGCGGGATCGGCCGACTTCGGCGGCGATATCGGTTGCGATGCTCATGATCTTCTGCAGCTCCTGGAGAATGAGTTCTTGTGTCCCCCTCATATCGGGAGCGGGGGCGAGCCGTTCAAGCCGCTCAATGAGGTGCCGCTCGATCTCCTCCATCTGGCTCATTTGGGCCTCGCTTTTTGGAAATCGCGCAGGACGCCGATCAGGGCGTCGAGCTGGCCGCCGTTGGCGCGGGCTGCGGCGTAATCGGTGACGATGGCTCGGGCCACGGTAGGCCAGTCATAGGCCGAGCAGGTGTCATCAGATTTTCCGGCGGGGAGGGGTAAGGTATCAGCTGTGACACCGCGCGCTCCGCTGACGAGCACCCGCACAAAACCATAAGGCACGCAGCCGCGATCGCCTGAGGCAGCTTTGACATGGTTCCGGACCTCCACTAACTGCCGCTGCGCAAGCGCTGCTCGGGCGGCCTGGGTTGCGCCTTCTCGCTGCGCAGCGGATAACGCGGCCTGGTCGTACATCTGCTGGACGGCGATGGCCTTCTGCGTCTCTTCGATGATGGCGTTCGCATGCGCGAGTTTCTCTCGGGCGAGGACGCCGCTATCGATGCCGTGCGTCACGAAGACGCCGCCCATGAAGGCCGTAAAGGCCACCAGGGCAAAGGCGATCAGCCGCGCCTCGCTGAGGCCGAACATCAACGCACCGTCGGAACAGGACCATGCGTGATTAGGCGCATGAAAACCATGACGATACCGACGAGAACGCCCGCCTTCGGCGAGAGGCCGAAAACGGAACCGACGTCGATCTGGCCGAGATAGTCGACGAGTGCTGGGACGGCGGCGAACAAGGTTCCGACGATGATCGTCCGGAACCCTTTGACCTTGTCGTGCAGGCGGCCAATAAGGCCGCGCGCGACCGGCTTGGCTTCGATCGCCTCAATGCGCAGTTCCAGGGGCTTCACAGCTTCCCTGATGGCGGCGATCAGAGCTTCGGGGGTTGTCTCCATGATCAGGTCTCCCTCGGCCAGTGCCACGTATTTCGGGGGCCGGCCGGGTCAAAGGCGACGGGCCCCTTTACGGGATAGGGGCTGGCGCCGCGGGGAAAAGAAGTGAGGAGCACCGACATGGGGACAACCGATGCCGGGATCACATGAGTGACTACGGCAGGGTAGGTGTCTCCCATGTGGGGGTCGACGTAGATGACCATGGCCCCCTCGAAGGGGAGCCGTCGAGCAGCGGTCGGGGGTTTAGCCATATCACTTCCCTTGAGATTTGCGGGTGGCCTTTACGGCGGCCTGCGCCGCAGCGACGACGGGGTCGACGCCAGGCTGATCGGCTTCGGCGGCGTTGAGGGCATCGGCGGAAGCGTCGCTATTCGGATCGGCCGCCGGCGGGGCCGGCTCACTCTCGGCCGTAGGGGCGGTGGGGGCGGTGGGCGCCGCCGGCGAGGCCTTCAGCGCATCGATATCCTTCGAGAGCACCGACCAGTCGATATGGGGCCACCAGGATGCAGCCTCGGCCGCATCCTTCGGCGCCTCGCGCACGACGACCGGCTCAGGGGCAGGGGCGGGCTCGGGCTCCACAGCCTCGGGGGCCGCAGCGACGTCGCCCGCGAGAGGCACGGCGCTCACCGGATGCCCGTCCATGACCTGGTCAACGAAGGCATACATCGACTGGTATCGGTGGAACCGGTCGACGTAGGGCTGATCGGGCCGCCCCTTGAGGACGTTCCCTTCGCCTTCGTTGTAGGCGGCGACGACGTCTTCGAGCTTCACCGCGCGGCCGAGCATCAGCCCCCGGGAATTCGGGGTGAACTCGTGAGCATGCAGGTACTTCCGCTTGCTCTCGAAGCACCAGAGCCCGACCCGGATATTGGACTGCGGGTCGTGCATCGATCCGGCCTGGACGCCGGCCGCCTTCGCCTCGGCGACGGTTGCCGGCAGCGGCTGCATGAGGCCGATCGATCCGAGCCCATCGGACGACGGGACGTCCTTGTTCCAGTTGCTCTCCTCCTGGATCAGGGCCATGACGTAGGAGGGCTTCATCCAGGCGGCGTAGGCCGGGTTGGCCTTCAGCTCGTTCTCGATGATGGTGAGGCACTGTTCCTGGAAGGCGGTGAGGGTCATCGTCTGATTTCTCCTGGGATTATCGAGAAGTCGGGTTCGAGAAGGAACTCCGGCTTCTCGTGAAAGGCGAAGTGTCGGCGCTCATAGGCGATGCCCGAACTGGTATCCCAGCCGGGTAGCTTCCCTATAAGTAAGCCTTTGGCGGCCTCCATAAAAGGCCCCTGGATGCGAAGCCACGCATCGTCGCTCGCGCCGAAGGTCTTGACGTACGGGGCGATCGGGTGGGAGTGGGCGATCGGGCAGTAGACGTCGACCTGAAAGTCGAGTAGCCGCGCCGCCAATTTGGACCCCGCAAGAAAGGCATACGACAGCCTGACAACCTCGCTGGGGTAATACCCTTCCGGGTCGAAGCCGCGATACGGGGTGGCTAGATAAAAGAAACCAGTCACTATCCGATCCCTTCTAAGGCGGCTTCGAGAGTAAAATCGGAGAAAGTACGATGGCCGGTCTTGGGGCCTTTATCGTGGGGGTATGGCTCCGCGTCGGGGCCATCGAGATGCAGGATGCTCGGGCAGGTTTTCGCCGCCAGGTAGCCTATGGCCCTAATATCCAAAGCTACCACGGCCACTATGTCTGAGTGTGATACCCCTATGAGCCCAAATTGATAGCACTTGCGGCTATCGGGCCGACCGGGACGGGGGAGAACTGTCTGCGTAGCCCTTACCTGGACCCGAAAGAGCCTTCCATCCATGTCGGCGATGACATCGTAAGGAAGGCCGGCCGAAGATAGACCGGCCCACAGGCCCCGCATAATCAGGTCGGCGCAGACCAGATGCTCGCCTGCCGTTCCCAGAGGGAGAAAGAAGGTCACCGAAACAGCTCCGGGTTCGGCGGCGTCGCCATGCGGATTGGGTGCTTGCTGAGCTGCACCTCGTACATGGCCGTGACGCCGCGCTTGGCGTGGATGAACAGTTCCCATTGCTTCGCCGCGTCGGGGGTCATCTGGTGGTCGCGCGCGAAGGCGTTGTAGCCGACCAGGCTTCCGTTCCCGAAACTACCGTAGCCGAAGGGCAGCTTGACGCTGGTATGCAGGTGGCCGGTCATGATGTAGTCGACGGGCCGGCCGGTCGCCGCCCAGTTCTGGAACAGCTTTTGGTGCCCGCGTGCGATCGTCGCCGACGCGCCGATGAAACCCGCGCCACCACGTGACCCCATCCGATCGCCATGGGCAAGAAGAAACTTCCAACCCTGGACTTCGAAGTAGGCGTCGCCGGAGTGTGGGGTTTGCCAAGTGATGCGTGGGTCGTCTCGGAACTCGCCTTGGAGCCAAAGGGTAAGCAGAGTTTCGAAGTTTGTGCCCACGTAGCTGTTGGAGCGAGGCTTGATCGTGGTTCGACCGTGGTTACCCGGAATTGAAACGACGTGGAGCCGGCCGAAGTAGTCCGCCCACCGCTTGATCCCTTCGCGCTCATGACGGCAGAGCCATTGTATAGCGGGGACAGCGGAAAGGTCGTTTGTTTCTGCCAGCTCTTCATGAATGCGGTTATTGATCGCGTCACCGCCTCGTGCATAGATGGCTCGGTCAAAATCGGCATCGCCCACGTGGTCCTTCGCCAGGTCAATGGTCCGATCGACGAGCAGTTGGTATCGCTCGGCGAAAATGTCCATGTTGTACTCGTTCATGCCGTCCATCTGTTCGAGACGGACGACTTCGCCGACTTGGAAATCGGAGCCGAAGATGATGGGCGTGAGGACCGTTTTGTGACCCCCGGTGAACACCTGCGGCGGCCAATGAACGGGCTCGTCAGAGATGCTTCGCAGGCGGAAGATGCTCTCCCGAACCTCCTCCGCGGCGTCCGCGCGCGCCAGTGCGGTCTTGAGGTGGCTCTTCGTGCGGGCCAGTTCGGCCTCGGCCAGGCGCAACTGCTTCATCACCTCGGCATTAGGGTCGACTGTCGGCTTTGGCGCTGTCGGCTCCGGCGGAGCCATTACCTCCGCCTCGGTCAGCTGGGTAGCTGTTCCGGCCCGGGTCTCGTCGATCTCAGAGAAGACGACCCTCGGCGTATGAGGAGGTAAGGCCGGGAGCACTCGGCGCTCCTCAACAAACTGCCGGCGAAGCGCGCCGGGGGAGGTGTTGAAATGAAAGGCCGCCGCTTTGAGAGCTGCCGTTACGCTCTTGTGTCTGCCGCTTATGACTTCGCCCCAGGCGACATGAAAACGGTTTTCGGCTTCGAGCGGGGTAAGTCGGTTTCCTTTTGGCATGTGCTGTCCTTCTAGTCGGGGTTAAGGGGCTCGTCGGTCGTATTTGTCGCGCAGGCGACGAACGTGCCCCCTGATTTCCTCTATTTGAGGAACGGCGCTTGTCATATCTTCCGCGGTTGGGCCAGGATCGGGAAGGGCCTCGCCGGCGGAGGGGGCCCCTTGGATAGGCCTAGGTGTCGTTCTCGCTGGATGCTGATAGCTCGGGTGATAGGGGGAGTAGAGGACAGAAGGTGACCCCTCTCCGAGGGTTGAGGGGCTACAACTGGCCAAGAAGGCCGCGAGGGCCAAGGCCTTACCTGCCTTTTGCATCGGGCTGTGTCCGGTTGCTACTGGCGCGTTCGACCAGGACCTGGAGATTTCCGAGCTGATCGAGTACGCGCGAAAGGGATTGACGGGTCTCCGCGTTGGCGGAATTCATGCTGGCTTCGAGCCGTGTGATCGTCGCCTCGTCGAAGGTCAGGCGCTGCTGCACCGCGGCGATATCGCCGGCTTGATGCTGAAAGGTCACATAGCCGGTGAGCATGCCGCCGCCGACGGCGAACAGCAAGGTCAGAGCATGTAGGAGGGCGCTGTGATCCACCTTAGCGAACCAATGCTGCCCTTTGCCTGTCCAAGAGCCGCCTTCTTTCTTCGCCAGGACCAGTTCTGCGGCAAATTCCGCGGCTCGTTGGAGCCTGGCCTCCTCTACGTCGTCGATTTCATTACCGGCCATCCACCGCTCCTGGGATTTGGCGCAGAACATCATCGATCTGCGCGTATAGGCCGTCCAGGGTCGGGGACCAGGTCAGCTTGAAATCTTCGGCGACGTCGATCTGGCTGACGTCGCAGGGTTTGGCGGCATCGATCGACTGGCCAACCATGCGGAGAACTCGACCGCCTAGCCGGTGAACCATGTCCCCTTCGGTCGTACGGCGAAGGCCGTCAATCATGAGACGGGGCTGGAAACGCAGAAGGCGATTGGCCCGAGCCTCAGCCACGAGCGGCATGGCGCCTGGGGCCAATTCATGGGTGTGGGTTCCTAGTCCCTCCAATACGACGCGCGGCGTCACGCCGCCGAGGAAGTCGGCCGGCTGATCGATCAGCGGCTGTTCGCAGAAGATTGGGCGGCAATCAAAGAGGGCGCAGAACGCCCCCTTCAATGTCGCGGCGACGTGGAAGCTGACAAAACCATGCTTCTGCGCCAGATATTTCCCGACGGTCGACTTCCCGCTTCCGCTGGGGCCGACCAGGCCGAGGATAACGCGCGGGGACAAGTGTTTGATCGGCACGCGCTTCTCCTACTAGGTCTAGGCCAATGTCTACCCTAAAATAGCATCGTCGCGCGTAGAACGCAACGTCAAAATGCGGTCCCCGCGGCGATTACGTCGGTGCCGTCGAGGAACATATCCTGGGTATTGCCGGAGGCGAGGGTGACACCCGTCTGCCCGCTCACTTTGACCACCACTGAATGTGTGGTTAAGTTCTTGACGAGAAAGCGAAAAGAGGGGCCGGCCGGCAGGTACACGGTCCACGTACCGCCGGTCGCGCCGGTGATTTTTAGGTAGGCGAACCGAATGGCCGTCTTAACCACGTTCGGTTCGTCCCCGGTGTTGTAGGGGATCGGATAGGGGGACGCGAGAGCGTTGGCCGCGAGGGTGAGCGTGGCCCCCATGACTTGGTCGATAGCTTCGAGGGCGGTGTCGATCGTCGCTGTTTTGCCGATCTGCATCGGGTCGACTTCGGGGAACCCGACGTTGGGGGTAGAGGCCATGAGATTTCTCCGAGGTTAGGAGGGCACGTCGCGAGCCGACCCTGTTTCGCTTACGCCAACATCCCAGGTCTTCGCGACGGTTGCGGTTACGATAGCCGTCGCGGAAGTGGAAGCAAGCAGCGACGCGATAAATTGTCGACGCCAATCAGGCGCGTCGACGGCGGCGGTCGCCTCCGTAAGCGCGGCAGTCCAAGCAACCGCGGCCGTCGGAGAAGCACTGGCGATCGCCGCCTCAATCATGTCTGCGCCGCTTCTGGGCGCGTCAGTTGCGGCGGCGGGTTCGATGACGGCCTTAGCCCAAACGGGCAGGAAGTCATCACTGCTGACGGGGCAGCCGACACCGCGGCCGACGCGGTCACTTAGCTGGTAGATGACCGCTTCGAAATCAACTCCGTTGAGCCCGTCTGCAGTCTGGTCGGCCAACGAATACGAGACCGTACGCCATCCGGTGTCCACCCCCGCGCGGCCGCCTACGACCCCCACCACGGCGGTCCAGCTCGATATGGTTCGGATGGGCAAACCGGAGAAGAGGATATCAACCGAATAGTCCTCGACTGGCTCGTCGACACCCGGGTCAATACCATCCTGCATCTCATACCGTAGGCGCCGGCGGGGGACCCAGGCAATGGCCGCGTCGCCGGTGGAAGGATCATGGGTGACCCTCGCATGCGATGCTGGGTTGGGCATAATGCGACGCCCGATCATCGTCAAGTCTATGTGGCCAACGCCGTTCAGGAAAGCGTACTTCCATGGCACGCCTATACAGGACCCGTCATAGTCGATGGTATTAAGCGTATCAAGATCGAGGAGGGTAAAATCCTCCCCTATACCATGACTGGTGCTCACGTCCGTACCGAGGAGACCGCGGAGAAGAGTGCTAAGGACCCAGGTGCTGGTGGCAGCGTCAAATCGCGCGCCGCAAAATCGAATGATCTCCCCGCCGATGCAGGCTAGGTTTACGCCGCTCAGCGCCGTAATAGCGTCGACAGCCTCCAGGTTCCCCGAGGTTATCTGCACGTTGACTGTGTTGACGAGGTCCCACGAAGGCCGATCATAGGCGGCTAAGGCTGTCGTGGTCTTACCTACAACCGTAGCCACGCCCGTACTATCCAAGGAGGAATAGATAGCCCCTCCGTCAATAGACCGGTACAGCACGGTTCCCCACTGGGCATTGGCGGCGCGCAGAACTCCGGAGGCGCCCCAATATAGGCCCTCGTCATCATCAGCGTCGCGGAGAGGGGGCAGCTCCAGCAGGTGCCCGACCGTTTCCTGCGCAACGATTAGGGGGACCGTGACGGCATGGGGCCCCTGCGCCGCAAGGATCATAGCCATCAAGCTAATCCCTGGAACGCGGTGGCCAAGCAGGCGCCTTCGATCGGATCGGTTCCCTGTAGGACCAGGCCGCTCTGTGTCGAAGACACGATCTTACAGCTCACGGTAAATGCTATTCTCGCGCCCCCTGCGAACCAATTTAGCAGAAGAACGCTAAAGTCTGGCGGGTAATGTGAGCCGATATTCCCATGCGCGGCGGCAAACAATAGGACATCGTTCGCGTGATCCGTACTTAGGGTTACGGTAGCAGAAGTGCCATCTCCATTAAAACCTGCAGCTGCAGCGTTAGGGTCTAAGGGGGCAACTAAATTCATATTAGAGAAAGCACTTGCCGACCATATTACACTCTGAGCTACATCAGTTAGGTTTATCGTGAACTCTTCATTCGTCAATATGCTAGCCGCCGGGGCTCCCCAGAACTCGATATTCTGAAACTGCCCTCTCCCCGCGTTCTCCCAGTTACCTCCGCTTATACGTGTGAAGACGAGCCCGCTCGTACTGGTAATAGACGAGACAACAGGTGTGCGCCCGGTGGATATCGCGGCGTCGGATAGAACAGCCAAGATTACACCATCATTGGTCTGGGTAGTTGTTAACTTACCGAATAGGTCAGAACCGCCATAGCCACTGCTGGCGTCGCTAAAATCGCCTACAGCGGGGGCGCCGTCTAGCGCCGGAGGGGGAGAAGGCGGAGGAGGCAAGGGCGAGGGAATGGGTATGCCCTCGTCGGCGGTAACGCCCACGGCCCGGATCGTGAAATCCGCTCCGATTTCGATTTGCTGGAGATAGACGACGGTGCTGACGGGGGTTCCGTCTAGGAGATGCCAGTTCAGAGTTACACCGTCTCCCGGGTCCAATACAATATAGGGAAGGGGGAGAGAAAGATTATAGGTCGTCTTGTTGACGTACATCATGTGTAGGGCGCGAGAAGCCAGCCCTTCGATAACATTGTCTCTAAAGACCATATTGGTATCATAGGTAAGATTTGCCGACCCTTCTACCGCTCCTTTGTTGCGCTGGGCGTAGACTGTGCCGACTTCGAAGCTAAAATCTCCCACATAAGCATTGCCAGACGCGGTCTTATATCGAACATTTAGCCGACGCGGTAAATCTAAATTTTGTTTTCTTAGGCGGGTGAACTTTGGTACAGGATTGGTTCCTGGACCTCCGGAAGGGGGTACGCGCGCGCCCAGATCGCTCTCTTTTATGCTCATAACCGGCGAGGTTTCTGCCGCCATTCTGTATTTCGCCGTAATCTTGTAGTTCGTTTCTACCAGGTCAAAGAGAAAAATCTCCTGAAGAGGCTCTAAGATAACACGTCCGCTCGCTTCCGAAGTAACAGAATATCCGTCTATTTCATCGGTTATAGCAGAAATATCCATCTGCGGGGGAGCAAGCCCCTCCTTTTGAAGGACGTCCTCGACTATAGACCGGACTTGAACCATATTACCTGTGGTGTCTCCCGGCTGGGCACCGTTCACCTCGAAGGTAAAGGAAGGAACGCGATTACCGAAAGTTTTCAAAGGAAAATTATTGAATACGACGTAGGCTACGCCACGATAGGCGGGCACCAACTCGTTTGCACCGTAAGTCCCCGTAGCGAGCGCCTGCATGTTAGGGTCGGGGGGCTGGTCTTCCGTGCCGAAGTACACCTGACCACTGCCGGAGGGGATAACTGGGTTGGCCCCTTTCTCGACCGAGCTTTGAGAGAAGGTGATGACTGCTCCGTAATCCCCGACTGTATCATATTTGGATACAGGTATAGCCTCTGGGTTCAGCCCCGAGGCCCACAAGGGGCCTTCAAAAGGGGAAGCCGTTTGGTCGAAGATCAGCTTACTGTCGGCGAACACCCGCCACAGATTTTGAATGGGGCCTCGGCAGATCGCAACCGCGCAGTTGACGAAATAATCAGTCTCTTTCCCTCCTCCGCCCATTTTGCCGCCACCTTTGCCCCCGGCCTTGCCGCTTCCGCTCGACACCTGCCTCGGCTGGAGAAGGGAGGACATGATCAGGTTACCGCCGACTTTTGCCCTGCCGTATACGAGGGGGATAGGGCGGCCGAAGGTGCTCGCGATAACGGCGAGATCATAGATATTCGGCTTGTTGGTCGACTTGTGGTTCATCAGCATCTGGTCGGCCATAGAGCCGATCGAACCACCGATTATGCCGCCAATCGGCCCGCCGACTATGCTGCCGACGCCGCCAAGAACGATGGAAGCCATTAGTCGAGCCCTCGAAAACGATAGTACCCCACGGGGGTGAGCCTGAGGAGCTGCAGGTTGTAAGGCTGTTCACTCACCACGCCCAGGTCCAGCATGGCGTGGCATAGGGCGAAAGGCGGCCCATCTCCCTGGTGGCGCCACGGCGTCAAAATGCCGACATGAATAGGGCGAGGTTCGATCGTCGCCGCGGCCGGCTGCCGCCGCAAAGAGAAGAGGACAAGATCGCCGGCGCGCGCTTCTGTCTCCTCGATCTTCAGGAGATGCTCGTCAAAGACATGCCGCAGTTGGTTTCCGAGGGGGAACCGATTGTACGCAGGGGTGGCTAGATGGGCTGGCATTTGTCCGAGCAGCTCCGCGGCCGCCTGGGCTAGCCCCAGACAGTCACAGGCAACGCCTTTGGTGCGCCCCTGATGCACCCAAGGCGTCCCGATCCAGCTCCGCACTTCGCGGACAATGTCACCTCTCGTTGTCATCTGACCATGTCACCCCTTGGTTACCCCGTCTGGACGCCGTAGTCGAAGAGGAACTGCATACCAGGGATATAGGGAAAGCCGCGGAAATTATCAGTGTTGTTCCACTGGTAGCACCCCATTTGGGTGCCGTCCCCCTTCTCGTTTGAGAGGAAGCTCTTGTCGCACCCGGGTACGATGGAGAAGGTATCGCCTATTCGGAGGGGGGCCCCCACCGGCGTGAAGAGGGCTAGATTTCCAGTCAGGGAAGAACCGCCGGTCCACCCTGCGACCTCTACCGAAGCCCCTTCGTTCTCCCCGCTGGTGAAGGTGATCAGCCCATTTTTGTAGCGGCCAAGAGCATTTGTCGTGTTCAGCTCAAGGGTGAGGACCTTCCCGGGCAGGGGGATAGCGGATATGAGGCCTGTATCGGTGAAAGGCGCCAGGTCCTTTTTGCACCTGGCGTCGCCAAAATCCGCCACGCAAAGAGGGGTGAACAGCTCGACAAACGACTGCTGAAGGACGTATCCGAGCCCACGGATTTCGACCTTGACGATGCCGTCCATCTGGGTCATCTCGCCGATGAAGTGTCCAGGCAACGGTATCGTCGAATAGAGGGGGAAAGCATCGGCGTCGTGCCCCGTCCCGCTCGACCAGGTCACTACGTCGGTCGGAGAGAGAATGACGAGATTTCCGTCGTCCTGGAGGACTAACCTCGACCCAGCGATGACCGGACCTGTGGGAACCGCCCATACCGACGTTACCCCGTTATCCGCTTCGAGGAAGCCATCAGCGTACATCGTCAGGCTGGTGACGCCAAGGCCATTGGTATTCGACGCCCATATGACGGCGCTCCCTGGCTCCTGTAAGAGGACAAGATTACCGTCGGTCTGAAACTGTAGTCTAAAATTCCCGGAGGGGCTAACAACCGCGAAACTACCATCCGGAAGCACGGTTTCCCCCGACGTTAGGGCGATAATGGACCCAATTCCGATAGGACCGTCGAGCGGGTTTGCCATAAATACTTGGATGCTTGCTCCGTCATACTTCCCGGCGTCGATATCGATATCGGTTAGGAGACCTAGCTGTAGAAAAGCAGTCGCATCGAAGCCGGGAACTGCTAGATCGACGCGCTGCTGGATTGCGGAGCGCGTAATGCCGGCAGAAGCGTGATAGGTAATACCGCCGGCATCGATCGTTTCGCTCCAGTCGGTGAAGCCCAACACAACGCCATCCTTGCGGGTTATTACACCAAAAGTTGCAAGGGCTGGTACTATCTTCTGTGAGAGATATCCCATCATTCCAGGGGTTACGTTTTTCATTCTCTGACTTCCTGTAAGGTGATCCCTTTCCAGCCGGCTGCATCTGTTGTAAGAGTGATATCGATGTCCGCTTTATCCGATAAGAAGCAAACCGGGATATGGAACTCTCCCGACCAAGTCGTTACACCTATGGTCCCAGCCGTAACTATCCCCGTGGTGTAATCCAGTCCTGGACCCGCAGGAGAAAACACAACAGTGTCGGGCACCGGCCTGAATATAGGCCGGTCTACGGTAATTGGATTGCCATATATATCAAGTAGAGTGTATCGCTTTCCCAAACCCACCGCACCTTCAGCGAAAGGCATGAGTATCCCTTCGGCTGATGTTACGGTAAAATCGAACCAATCCTTGAAGCGAAAAGTTTTACGCTGCCCTTGCGCCCAAGCGAATAAAGACATCATCTGGGCCATGTCTTCCGAAGTACGAAGACCTTTACTTATTACCCAGTGTCCAAGGGAAAGCCCCCACTCTCCTGCTCGGTACTCGACCCCCGAAGCCGTGGTGACTATGCGTGTACGCCAGCCGCAGCCTCCTATAGCACCAAGAGATATATCTGGTGGGAAGAGGGGCTCGAAAATCTGTTTCGGGGTAGTAACCGAAGCTACCGCTCTTCCCGCTTCAAGAACGGATACGTGGTATACTGGAGCGGGTATAAAACTTCCTCTGGGGGCGTCGACGGAGACCGCCGCCTCTGTAATCGAAGCTGCCTGCGAAGAGACAAAGGCGCTGTCTAGCGCCGTGGCTACAGCGGAAATTACGGCGCTATGGTCTGCGTTGGCGCTCGCCTCCCCGGCCGCTGCGGAGGCGAGGATAGCCTTCGTCCAAGTCAGCCCTTCAGTTGAGGCCGAGCTGGCGGTCGCTGCTTCGGTAGCCGTCGCTCCCCAAGCCAGCAGGGAAGCACAGGCATCGGCCGCCGTGGCAGCCTCCGCGGTAGCCGCAGCCCACGTTAGCGAGGCAGAGGGCGCGTCGGTAGCTGTAGCCGCCTCTGCAGCCGATTTGCTCCAGGTCAGAGAAGGAAGGGAGGGCGCGTCGGTAGCTGTAGCCGCCTCTGTATCTGCTGCCGTCCACGTCAGGGAGGACACAGCAGGCGTATCGGTGGCTGTAGCTGCCTCGGTGTCCGATACCGAGAAGGAAGAAGGCGAAACGTCGATCCAGTCGTAGCCGGGGACCAGGCATTGCTGCCCTTGGGCACTATCGTCGAACCAGCCGTAACCTGGGACTAGGTATTGGGCCATTTTCGGCCTCTATTAGGCTAGGTTAAGATTGGGATCGATATAGGCGACCAGAGTAGCAGTAGCTAGGCGCGGCGCTGCAAAAACAACGCCCTTCTTCTGAAGGGTGAAAGTCTTCGTCAACTTCTGACGGACCATACAGCGGACGACCATACCGCCCCCGTTGCGGTCAGTAGTGATCTGCGTACCATCTGTTACTCCGGTATATGCCGCGGGCTCACTGGTAGCACTGGTCCCAGCCGTCGTCACACGAAAAATCTGTCCCGGGGCTGTTGCCGTCTTAAACACGTCTCCCACAGAGTAGGCGTGATTGTCCTGTCTGGCGGCAGCCCCTGTATCCCAGGCCGACGTATCCGACGAGTGACCGGAGACCGAGGTCCCCGGGATTAGATCGGCTATCCGATCGCTAGAGAGGGTGGAAAGGGGCGACCCTGAATTTGTGAGGCCCTCCACGTCCATCCATATCTGCGAATTATCCAGTACGGCAGCGGTATCGGTCACGAAGTAAATCGTCGCAGTGACTGATCCCGTGGTGTTGTATCGCCGCGCAATCGGAGGCAGCTCCTGCGGCATAAAAAGGGTGGGAGGCCCTGTGGTATTCGTCGTGACCTTCCACGACTGAGGGGTTACGCCGTCTGTCGCGCCGCCGGTTCGCACAACCAAGATATCCTGGGCTACAATTCCCCCCGACATATACCACGCAAAGCGGTAGTTGGTGTTGCCCGTCGTGTCATCGCAATTGTCAAGGAACACGGTTGCGGAGGTCCCGAGGGCAACTGGCGGAGTTCCCGTCATCGGGACAACCCCGGCGGCGAGCAAGCAGTTGGCAAACCTCATTTTAGCCGCGCCGGCAGTGATATTGCCACTAACGAGATTGCCGGTGACGGCGGATAGGTCCACGCCTCGTATACTTATTTCTCCGCTTTGAGCGGAATTGGAGAACAAGGTGGTTGGCACGGTCCCTAAGATCGCCGACGGTGTGTTGCTCCACACTATATCTACGTTAGGCGCAGACCCAGAAGCCGTGGATATGGCTATCGCCTGTGACGCACTGCCGAAGGTCGCGGTAGTATTATTCAAGCGTATGCGAAACCCGGAAGACCCATTCGCCAGATTTATACGAGAAGCGCCAGTGGCGTTATTAAGGTTGAAGTTGCAGTCGTCAAATTGCATTGATTGATTATTATCGAGTGTAATACTCGTGGACGACTTAAAAGCAATACCGAAAAAACGATAAGGAGTATTAGTTGGGGGTGAAATCGTAAGGGCCCCACCTGTCGAGTTTACACTAGCTCCTACTGTATAGTCGGCGGTAACAGGCGGTATAGACCCTGCGGTGCGAGTAACCGAGATAAATTTCATTGGCCCGGCGGCGACGCCGGAATAGCTGAAATTCAGAGAGGTCGCAACCGTCTCAGCATGGTCCGAACTCACGAAGAAA